TCAGCCTTTTGCATCTGGCAAACATGCGATTGGCTTCTGTGACATGTGCGGTTTTCAGTTTAAACTGCACCAGTTAAGGAAGGAAATCTACGATCAGATTTGGACTGGAAATCTGGTCTGTGATGAATGTTTGGACGTGGATCAACCCCAACTTCAGTTGGGCAAGATTCCGATGGATGATCCTCAGGCTTTGCAGAATGCAAGACCTGACCAGTCATTGATTGAAAGCCGGGACATCCAGTGGGGATGGAATCCGGTTGGCGGAGCGCAGGCGTATGATGACCCACTAACCCCCAACCTCTTGGTTGCGGCTGGGGCTGTGGGAACCGTGACGGTCGCTACGAGTTAGTTTAAACATGAATTACTCACAACTCTCTACGCTCATTCAGGAATACTGCCAATCGACGGAAACGTCGTTCGTGGCCAATATCCCGAACTTCGTCCAGTTGGCCGAAGAGCGGATCTATAACTCGGTCCAGATCCCGGCCCTCCGCAAGACTTCCACTGCTTCAGCGGTGATCGGCAACCAGTACATGTCGCTGCCATCAGATTGGCTGGCGACATTTTCGTTGGCGGCTATTCACCCGGTGACCAACGTCTATACGTTCCTGTTGAACAAAGACGTGAACTTCATGCGGGAATGTTTCACTACCGCAACGACCTCGGGTGCGCCTGCGTATTACGCTGTTTGGGACAACGACACTATGTTGTTGGGTCCAACCCCAAACCTCGCGTACACCTTGGAACTGAATTACTACTACTACCCGGTGTCCATCGCGGATGCGGGAACCTCGTGGCTCGGCACTAACTTTGAGACGGTTCTTCTCTACGGATCACTCCGTGAGGCTTACACCTATCTCAAGGGTGAGCAGGACATGGTCGCTGCCTACGAGCAGAAGTATCAAGAAGCACTGGCTCAGATTGATCGCCTTGGCGATGGTCTGGATCGTCAGGATGCATATCGTTCAGGTCAGGTCAGACTTCCGGTGAGGACATGAGTTTTACCGCCACATCAGAATTAGGGCAGGTGTTTGTTCAGACGACTGATCATCGTGGACACACCGTGGAAGAGATTGCAGAACGTGCGGCTAACCGCATCCTCAGTGTTGACTCCAAGGAAGCACTGCAGCATTGGCTAGTGAAATATCTCACCGAGGCTCAAAAGGCTGAACGTGAGTCGATCTGTAAGAAACTGAATCAAAAAGGCTATGCGGAAATCGCACACTTAATTGGAGACCTCTAATGGCTATATCTCAAGCAATGGTGACTTCGTTCAAGGTGGAAATCCTGAACGGCATTCACGCATTTGGTTCCGCTGTCATTCGTGCCACTGCCGCCCCTGACGTATTTAAACTGGCTCTCTATACGTCATCGGCTACGCTCGGCGCTGCGACCACGGCTTACACCACCTCGGATGAAGTCTCGTCCTCTGGTACGAACTACACCGCTGGCGGTTTGACGCTGACGGTATCGCAGGTTCCGACATCGACTGGCACGACGGCGTTCTTGGACTTCGACGATCTGACGTTCCCATCAGCAACGCTGACGGCTCGTGGCGCTTTGATCTACAACGCGACCCAGAGCAACAAGGCGGTGGCAGTTCTGGACTTCGGTTCGGATAAGACTTCGACCGCTGGTAACTTTACGATCCAGTTCCCGACACCCAACTCTACGTCCGCGATCCTCCGTATTGCCTAAGAGGGTGTTTAAATGGCCCTCGTACTTGCTGATCGCGTCCTAGAAACCACTACCACCACAGGTAGTGGAACCATTTCGCTTGCCGGTGCGAGTGTCGGATATCAAGGCTTTTCAACTGGCGTTGGTAACGGAAACCAAACCTATTACACCATAGCCCTTGAAGGTGGCTCGGAATGGGAAGTGGGTATTGGAACCTACACCTCCGTAAGTGATTTGCTGTCTCGTGATACGGTCTTAGCCTCTAGTGCAAGCGGAGCGAAGGTCACTTTCTCCGCAGGCGTTAAACAGGTCTTTGTTACTTACCCTGCTGGCAAGTCTGTCTTCTTTACGCAGTCAGGTACGATCAGTGCTTCATCTGGCAGGATTACAAACGTCGCTGCACCTGAAGCGGCTACTGATGCGGCAAATAGAGAATATGTAGATAACTTAGCCGCCGCTGCGATCCACGTTCACACTAATGTTGTCTTGGCGACTCCAGCCAGTACTGGACGAACGGATACTTACAACAACGGCACGGCGGGTGTCAGTGCAACTCTGACGGCTACGGCCAACGGAACTTTGGTCATTGACAGCACGGTGGCTCAAGCCGCGCAGCGTGTTTTGATCAAGGACTGCACGAACCAAATTGGTAACGGCATCTACGTTGTTACGACGGTAGGCAATGGGTCTACCCAGTACGTCATGACCCGTTCCGATGACGCTGACACTTACGGTGAAGGTGGATCTAACTCGCTTGACGAAGGTAGTTATTTCTTCGTTTCAGGCGGTACGTCTCAGAAGGGCGCTGCTTACGTCTGTAATACGCCGGGAATTATTGTCTTCGGCTCAACCAATATTACCTTTGCCGAGTTTAGTCAATCTCAGGTGTATCAGGCTGGAACCGGGATTGATATCACCAACACCACAATCTCATTGCAGACTCCGGTTGCAGTGGCAAATGGTGGTACGGGAACTGGGTCAACGCCTACCGACGGTCAGTTACTGACCGGCAATGGATCAGGTTTTAGTTTAAACACTCTTAAGTCTGGCACCGGAATCAGCGTTGCTAATGCGCCGGGTTCAATCACGATATCGGCAACCAGCGTTACTGGCCCGATTTTAGAATCAGAAATCACGATTGACGAAAACTACACCATCAGCACTGGCAAGAATGGTTTGAGTGTTGGACCTGTCACTATTGCGTCGGGTTACAACGTCACGGTTCCAGCAGGACAGACTTGGGTAGTTTTGAATCAAGCGTCTGGCAGCGGTGCCGGTACGATAGCAACGGTTGGAAAGGCAATCGCAATGTCGATTGTGTTCGGAGGTTGATGAGATGGCGAATCCAAATATTGTCAGCGTTTCCGCAATCTACGGGAACAATTCACTGACATCACTATCTACCACGAACGCAACGGCTATCGTGAACAACGCTGCATCTAGCGGCAAGGTCTTCAAGATCAATAGCATCATTGTGGCGAACGTGGATGGTACAAGCGCGGCAGATATTTCGATCAATGTCTACAGTCAGGATGACCTAGGCGGCACGGCTTACGCGCTGGCTTCTACAGTGTCGGTTCCTGCTGATGCGACGTTGGTAGTAATCGACAAGAACACTTCGATCTACTTGAAGGAAGATCAATCTATTGGTGCGACGGCTGCGACGGCCAGCGATCTTGTTGTCATCGCTTCTTGGGAAGAGATCAACTAATGACCCTGCGATATACAGGCGGAGTCATACGAGCGGCTGCGCCTACAGTTAATTCTACTTCTGCGAAGGGAGTTTGGTTAATGAGCCAAGTTCTTCCCTATCGTGCCGCTAATACTTGGCCCGGTCAGCCAGCGCCTATTATTCAAACCTTCCTTGCTTCCGGTACTTGGACGGCTCCGAGTGGTGTAAGTGAGGTTGAATACCTTGTGGTCGCGGGTGGAGGTGGCGGTGGAGGTAATGCTGCTGGCGGTGGCGGTGCAGGTGGGTTCCGTACTGGCACAGGTTTATCTGTAACCGCCGGAACTGACTACACAATCACGGTAGGTGGAGGCGGCACCGCTGGGCAAGGAGGAAATCCGGGATCAAATTCTGGTGGAAAAGGGAATGATTCGATATTTAGCACCATTACATCTACTGGCGGCGGACTAGGTGGTGGCGGACCCGGCCCATCATTAGCCGCTGGCGGCTCAGGCGGTTCAGGCGGCGGTGGGCAAGTTGGCGCATTAGGCGGAAGTGGAAACACTCCAAGTACTTCTCCGTCTCAAGGAAATAACGGCGGCGCTGGATTAACTCCTGCCAATCCATTCAATGGTGGAGGTGGTGGTGGAGCAAGTGCTGTCGGAGCGACTGCTCTTTCTGGCGGTGGCGGCAATGGTGGCGCAGGCACGGCCTCTAGTATTTCTGGCTCATCAGTAACCTATGCAGGTGGCGGCGGTGGCGGTGCAGATCAGTCACCCAAAACTATAGGAACTGGCGGGGCAGGTGGGGGCGGTAATGGTGGTCAAGGATCAGCAAGTGTTCCCGGTGGCGCTGGTGTTGCAGGTACTACTAATACTGGCGGTGGCGGGGGCGGAGGCGGTTCAAATTTTGGTTTTGGCGGCGCAGGCGGCTCCGGTATTGTTGTTCTTAAATATAATGCGCTAACAACATCAGTATTTATTTTTAAATCTACTGCCAAATGGGTAGCCCCAACCGGTGCTGTCAGCGTTGATTACCTCGTTGTTGCTGGCGGTGGCGGGGGTGGTGGCGGCAACGCTTCGTACAACGGTGGTGGTGCGGGCGCTGGCGGGTTCCGTACTGGAACAGCATTAAGTATTACAGCCGGAACTGAATACACTATTACAGTAGGGTCAGGTGGTGCAGCAAACGCTAACGGATCAGACTCTGTATTTAGCACCATCACTTCAACCGGCGGGGGCAAAGGCGGTCAGAGTAATACCGTTGGTGCTGGAACCGGTGGCTCTGGTGGTGGCGGCGCATCGACGCAACCGGGTGCTAATGGTAACACCCCGTCAACTTCTCCATCTCAAGGCAATAACGGCGGTTTAGGTCAAAGTGTAGGCCCCTTTGCTGCTGGTGGCGGCGGTGGCGCTTCGGAGGCCGGAAACACAGACGGAAACGGTTACGGTGGTGACGGTACTGCGTCATCTATTTCTGGTGGCAGTGTGTTTTACGCTGGTGGCGGTGCTGGTTCGTCTAACGCTCCCGGCAGCAATTTGCCCGGTGGTGATGGCGGTGGCGGTGCCGGTGGTTATGGCTCTGGTACAACTACTGGAACGGCTGGCACAGCAAATACCGGAGGTGGAGGTGGTGGCGCTAATGGTGCGGCTGCTGCTGGCGCTGGCGGTTCCGGTATCGTGATCCTAAAAGTAAACTATTAAAGGTTTGAGGTTTTGAAATGGCTAACGTAATCAATGCCCAAAACGGGATCGTATCGACCGCAGATTCAACGTCTGAGTTAAACATTCAGACAGGCGGTGCAACGGCCATTTCAATCGGGTCGGGTCAGTCTGTTGTCATCTCTAACTTATCTGACTCGGTTGGCAACCTTCGCAACATTCCATCAGCCGGTGCAGCCAAAACTTCTGCATATACCCTCACCATCTCTGATATCGGTGAGTTCGTTACGGTTGGAACCAGCGGCAGTATCACGGTCGTCAATGATGTGTTTAGTGCAGGCAACGCTGTCTCTATCTACAACAACACATCTGGCAACGTCACACTGACCATGAGCATCACGACGGCTTACATTGCGGGAACCGATTCCGATAAAGCCACGATGACTCTGGCAACTCGGGGTCTGGCGACACTGCTATTCTTGTCTGCTTCAGCCGTGGTTGTTACGGGGAACGTCACCTAATGTCCGGCATCATGATGCTTTTGCTGGCGCGTGTCGTCGGCACTAGATATGTTGAAGTCAAAACCTTCACGACTTCAGGCTCGTGGGTGGCTCCTACTGGCGTGAGTGAAGTTGAATACCTTGTTGTTGCTGGTGGTGGCGGTGGTGGAAATAACGGCGGCGGCGGCGGTGCCGGTGGGTTCCGAACTGGTACTGGGTTTAGCGTAAGTGCCGGTACGTCTTACACCATTACGGTTGGCGGCGGTGGCGCTGCTGGCAGTACAGGCGCACCAACTTACGCATCAGGCGCTCAAGGATCAAACTCTGTATTTTCTACAATTACCGCAGATGGCGGCGGGTCTGGTGGCGGCGCTCCTTCTAATGGCGGCAATGGTGGCTCTGGTGGTGGAGGTGGATGGGGAATAGGAAATACCACTGGGGGATCAGGCAATACTCCTAGCACATCACCATCGCAAGGTAACAATGGCGGAAACGGAACTGTTTCAGGAAATAATGGCGGCGGAGGCGGTGGTGGGGCTAATGCCGTTGGTGGTAACGGTTCTGGCAACGCTCCTGTTAGCCAAGTTGGTGGCAATGGTGGTGCTGGCACAGCATCATCAATTTCTGGCGGCTCCGTAACTTACGCGGGCGGTGGCGGTGGCGGTGGGTACGTTACTGGAGGAACAGGTGGTTCTGGCGGTGGCGGTAACGGCGGCACAAATGGAAATATAGGTGCTTCTGGAACTGCAAATACTGGCGGTGGCGCAGGCGGTGGTGGCGGCGGCGGCAATGCAGGCGGCGCGGGCGGCTCCGGCATCGTCATTCTTCGCTACGCAGTACCTGTTCAGACCGTAGTTCAGTCCTTCACTGCATCCGGAATCTTTGTTCCGCCGACTGGTGTGAGCGAGGTTGAATATCTCGTTGTTGCGGGTGGTGGTGGCGGTGGCGGCGCTACTGCCGCTGCTGGGGGCGGAGCAGGTGGATTTAGAACCGGCACCGGATTTTCCGTAACCGCCGGAACTTCTTACACCATTACGGTTGGGGGAGGCGGCGCTGGCGGCCCCGGTGGTGGAGGCATCACGCCATATCAAGGAACAACCGGCAGCAATTCTGTTTTCAGCACTATTACTTCTGCTGGTGGCGGCGGTGGTGGTGGAGACGGCGCGGTTACGTCTGGACTAAATGGTGGTTCAGGCGGTGGCGCTGGTGGCTCCAGCAGCATCACAACGACAGCAGGGAATGGAAACACCCCGTCTGTATCGCCAAGCCAAGGGAATAACGGCGGTAATAACGGTGGCAACATCGCGTCGCCTTATCCTGCTGGCGGCGGCGGTGGGGCTAGTGCCGTTGGCGGTAGCGGAACTCCATCTGCTTCTGGAAGCGGCGGTAACGGTACTGCATCAACAATTTCTGGCTCGTCCGTAACTTACGCTGGCGGCGGCGGTGGATCGTCAAATTACGGCGGCACCGTTGGAAGCGGTGGTACAGGCGGTGGTGGAGCGGGGAATGCAAGCGGCACGGGAACCGCTGGAACTGCAAACACCGGAGGCGGCGGTGGCGGTGGATCAAGAATTACCCCAAGTTACGGCACTGGCGGAGCAGGCGGCTCTGGCATCGTCCTTATCAAGTACACACTGGGTACTGCTTCGATCCTGACGTTCAACTCAACCACCAACTTTGTGATGCCTGCTGGCGTGACGAGCGTGGACTACCTCGTGGTTGCGGGTGGTGGTGGAGGTGGAAAAGATAACGGCGGTGGTGGTGGCGCTGGAGGTATGCGTACCGGAACGGGTTTAACCGTTACACCGGGTTCTACCTACACTATCACTGTTGGAGGCGGCGGTACTGCCGCAACAGGTCCGGCTCCAAATTCCCGTGGAGGTAATGGCGGTAATTCCGTATTCAGTACCATCACTTCTACTGGTGGAGGCGGCGGCGGCGGTCAAGGAACCGTAGCCGGTGCAGACGGTGGCTCCGGCGGAGGCGGCGGAAATAGTGCAAATGGAGGCGCAGGTAATACTCCAAGTACATTTCCTTCTCAAGGAAGTAATGGGGGTAACGGCGCTGGATCGCCTAATTTCCCCGGTGGTGGAGGTGGCGGTGCCTCTGCTGTTGGTAGCGCCCCTGCTGGTTCTGGCACTGGAGGCAATGGCGGAAACGGGACCGCATCTAGTATTTCTGGTGGAAGCGTTACTTATGCCGGAGGTGGTGGTGGTGCTACCAATGGCCCAACAGGGGGCACTGGAGGATCAGGCGGTGGCGGTACTGGAGGAGTAATTTCTAGCACTGCTGGTGTTGCCGGAACTGCCAATACTGGCGGCGGTGGCGGCGGCGGCACAATCAACACTAATGCAGCAGCAGGCGGCTCCGGCGTAGTCATCCTGAAGTTGAACTTTGGGAACTACCTGCTTTACACCTTCACTTCGACGCAATCGTGGACGGCTCCGGCTGGTGCGGTGAGCGTTGACTACCTCGTTGTTGCGGGGGGTGGTGGAGGCGCTGCGGGTGGCGGTGGTGCGGGAGGTTTCCGCACGGGCACCGCGTTAAGTATTACTGCTGGAACCGATTACACAATAACAGTCGGCGCAGGCGGCAATGGAGGGCAAGGTGGCCTTGCTGCTCCTGTAACGCAAGCGGCATCTGGCAACGATTCCGTATTTAGCACTATTACATCAACGGGTGGCGGCCGAGGAAGTCGTATTGGCGACGTCACTTCGCCTGCTGGCGGAGATGCAGGAAACGGTGGCTCCGGTGGCGGTGGTGGTGGATGGTCTGGTGGCACAAGCCCCGGAGGTTCTGGAAACACCCCATCTGTAAGTCCGTCACAAGGGTCAAACGGCGGATCAAATGGCGGCGCAACCGCTTCGCCTTATCCTGCTGGTGGTGGCGGCGGAGCATCAGCGACCGGAGGCAACGGCAGCGGGTCAACCGGTGGAAACGGCGGTAATGGGTCTGCATCATCTATTTCCGGCAGCAGCGTTACCTATGCTGGTGGCGGTGGTGGATCAACATTTAACGCCGGAACGCCCGGAACTGGCGGTTCTGGTGGTGGTGGAAATGCCGGAACCGCGCCAAGTGGAAATGGAACCAATGGAACGGCCAACACCGGAGGCGGTGGTGGCGGTGCGGGCGGAAATGTGCCGAGTGCTGGCGGAACCGGCGGCGCAGGTGGTTCAGGTATCGTAATTCTCAAGGTGAATTTCTAATGAAAGCGTATCAAATCATGGGTATTGACACTGCGATGCACTTGCTTCGTCCGGGTGCGAAGTGGGAAATCAGCAATTGTGAGATCACGCGATGGGAAGATCCGCGTCCGAAACCCTCGTGGGAAGAGATCATGTTCACGATTGAAAAGATCAAAGAACTGGAAGATGCAGTTCCCACGATCCTGTTGCCGGAGCAGCAGAAGGCTTTTGACGAGTACGCCAAACAAATCGAACAGGCGGCTGCATGATTCTGCACGGGATATTCCCAACACCGGTTGCCCGGTTCAACCTCGACCGTGAGTTCACGGAGCGGGAGTTGGAGTTTGTGCTGAAACAACCCCAGCACAACAACGAAGGCAACACCACGAGCGATGATAACTACGTCTTCAACAACATTGAGTTGAAGGGCTTGAGCGATTTTTGTGAGGCTTCTGTTGCAACGTACCTGAAGGAGATCCATGCCCCGAGCAAGGACGTAAACCTTCGGATCACGCAGTCTTGGTTAAACTACACCAAGCCCGGACAGTGGCATCACAAACACGCTCATCCGAACTCTTTTGTCTCTGGTGTGCTGTACATCAAAGCCAACAAAGAATCGGACAAGATCTATTTCTACAAGGATGGCTACAAGCAGATCAGCCTGCCGACCGAGAACTGGAACTTGTACAACTCCGAGTCTTGGTGGTTTGAAGCAGTTGCAAAAGAGTTGATTCTGTTTCCGTCTAGCCTGACGCACATGGTTCAGACCGTGCAGGGCGAAGACACTCGGATCAGTTTGTCGTTTAACACGTTTCCTGTTGGTTACGTTGGGGATGAAAAATCTCTAACCGGTTTACATTTGAGGGATTAAACATGGCTCACTTTGCTGAAATTGATGACAACAATGTTGTGCTGCGAGTCATCGTCGTAGCCAACAAGGACACGGCTGACGCTAACGGCAACGAAGTCGAGAGCATCGGCGTGGCGTTCTGCCAGCGTTTGCTGGGTGGGAACTGGAAACAGACTTCCTACAACGGCAACATTCGCAAGAACTATGCAGGTATTGGCTACACCTACGATGCCGGTATCGACGCATTTGTTCCGCCGAAGCCCTATCCGTCGTGGGTTCTGAACAGCAACACCGCGCAGTGGGAAGCCCCAGTACCGATGCCGCAAGATGGCAAGATGTACTCATGGGACGAAGCCACGCAGTCGTGGGTTGAAGTTCCGAGCGCAGGTTCGCTGACGATCTAAGCCGATGCTCGGCTTTGTACCTCTTTCAGCAGCGCCATTCTCCGCACTGGGGGAAGGGGCGGTTGTTGTCACGGGGGTACAGGGCAATGGCTTCGTCGGTACGGTTCTTGTTGTTGCTGATGCCAACACCCTCGTTAATGGGGTCGAGGCAAACGGACAGATTGGAACCGTCTTTGTCTTTGGTGAAGCCAATGTTCCCGTCACGGGAGTCGAAGCCAATGGGCAGACCGGCACCGTCGAGGTCACCGGAACTGCCACGGTCTTCCTCACTGGGGTCGAGGCGACTGGCGAAGTTGGCACAGTTGCGGTTGCTGCGGATGCTAATGCTCCAGTTACAGGGGTTGAAGCCACTGGCGCGGTGGGAACCGTTGTTGTCACGGGCGCAGCCAATGTCACCCTTACCGGGGTTGAGGCAACAGGCGAACTTGGCAATGTCTCAATCTTCATTGAGATTGTTGTCCCGGTCACTGGGGTGTCGGCCACAGGGCAGGTTGGTACAGTCACGGTCTCGGCTGGAGCCACTGTCTTCGTCACGGGCGTGTCGGCAGTGGGAACCGTGGGGCAAGTCACTGTTTGGGGTAAGATTATCCCCGGACCAACCGGGCCATGGACACCCATCCCTGATCCAGCAGCATCAACTTGGACACCAGTTAACACGGGCGATTCAGATATCTGGACCCCGGTAGCAGCGTAGAGGTTTAAACATGCCTAGTACATATTCACCCAACCTCGCGTTGGAACTTATTGGAACCGGCGATCAGGCGGGTACTTGGGGTAACACCACCAATACCAACTTGGGAACCCTGATTGAGCAAGCTATCAGCGGCTACGAGGTTCAGTCCCTGACCTCGGGAACTACCCTGACCCTGACCATTCCCAATGGTGCATCTGGTGTAGCCCGGAACATGTACTTGGAGTTCACGGGTAACGGCAGCACGGTCATTGTCCCGTCCAATAAAAAACTCTACTTCGTCTACAACAACTGCACCTCTGGCACGATCACGATGAAAGTCGCTGGCCAGACCGGTGTAACAATCCCCAATGGGGAAAGAATGGTTTTGGTTTCCAACGGAACCGATGTAGATGAAGCCATCACGATTGAATCCTTGACTGGCATCACCACTAGCACAGTCACCGCTTTTGGCAGTGGCGCTGGCGACAGTGTCACAAGCGCAACAGGAACTACCGCAATTGGAAAGAATGCCGGGACGGCGATTACGAGCGGCATTTCAAATACTTTCGTTGGTGAAGAAGCAGGATTAGTTTGCACCGATGGCATTCTGAATACGGCTATCGGGCTTGCTGCATTAAGTTCTTTAACAAGCGCAAGCGGCAATAGCGCAATCGGTTGGTTTGCTGGAGCCGGAATTACAACTGGCTTTAGAAATACTGCTATTGGTAGAAGCAGTATGTCTGCCTGTACGACGGGTGGGTTTAATACTGCGCTTGGAACCGATGCGCTTGATAGCACCAATTACGATAATACAACTGGCGTTGGCTCAGGTTCGGCAGTAACAGGAGACAATCAAGTTCAATTAGGCGATTCAGCAACAACGACTTACGCCTATGGCGCTGTTCAAAATCGTTCTGATTCGCGTGACAAGGCCGACATCCAAGACTCAAACCTTGGGCTTGCTTTTGTAATGCAGTTACAGCCGCGCATGTTCCGCTGGGATATGCGAGAAGATTACAAACCGCCTAAACCAGACGAAAATGCCTCCCCAGAAGAATGGAGCGCATGGAGTGAGGCTTGCAAACTTGCCAATCTAACTCATGACGGAACACATAAACGCAGCCGCTTCCACTATGGCTTGGTGGCCCAAGAAGTCAAAGTCACGATGGATGCGATGGGCGTAGATTTTGGTGGTTATCAAGACCACAGCATCAAAGGTGGCGATGCCGTTTTATCGCTCGGCTACGAAGAGTTGATAGCCCCATTGATCAAGGCCATCCAAGAACTCAAAACCGAGTTCGATGAGTACAAGAGGACGCACCCATGATGACAATGGTTTCAACCTTCCTGTCGTTCCTAGCGGGTGGATTGCCCAAGATCCTGTCGATTTTCCAAGACCGACAGGACAAGAAGCATGAGTTGGCTCTGGTTGCAGCCCAGAAGGAGCGCGAACTAGCCCTCGCAGAGCGTGGGTTTATTGCACAGGCACGGGTTGAGGAAATTAAGTTAGAGCAAATCCAGACGCAGACGGCAGCCGAGGAGCGTCAGGCTCTGTACCAGCACGACATTGAGATTGGCAAAGGCGCATCTCAATGGATGATCAACCTTCGTGCCTCGGTGCGTCCGGTTGTGACCTACATCTTCGTGTTGGAACTGGTGGCCATCAATATCGCCGGAGTCTGGTACGCCTACAACACGGGTGTGCCATTTGCCGCTGCGATGGCTGAAGTGTTCTCGGATGACGAGATGCTGATCTTGTCTTCGATCATTGCGTTCTGGTTCGGAACACAGGCGTTTGGCAAGAAGTGAAAGTCTCCAAGGCTGCCATCGACATGATTAAACACCACGAGGGCGTAAGGACTAAGCCTTACCGCTGCCCTGCGTTGTTGTGGACTGTCGGTGTCGGCCATGTGATCGACCCAACCCATGCGACGGTGAAGTATGAGGAGCGTCGGAATCTACCGATACCCGAGGGATGGGATCGCACTCTCACGATGGACGAGGTGGACCGGATACTTTCTCAAGACCTTCGTCGGTTTGAGCGTGGTGTGGTTCGACTTTGCCCTGCTGCTGTTGGCCGTCAGGGAGTCTTTGATGCTCTCGTCAGTTTTGCCTTCAACGTGGGTCTTGGCAATCTCCAACGCTCTTCCCTTCGGATGAAGGCCAATCGCGGGGAACTGGAAGAGGCTGCTGACGAGTTCCTGAAATGGACGAAAGCAGGTGGACGGGTATTGCCCGGACTGGTTAAACGGCGCAATGATGAACGTGCGTTGTATTTGTCTGGAGTAGCGTGATGCCGCTGTCCAAGGTTGTATTTAAGCCGGGTGTCAACCGAGAGACCACGAACTACGCCAACGAAGGTGGGTTCTTCTCGGTAGACAAGGTCCGGTTCCGGGGCGGATATGCCCAGAAGATTGGCGGCTGGGTTAATCAGAGTTCCAACGGAGGATCGTTTGATGGCGTACCTCGTTCGTTGTGGAACTGGGTGGCTATCGCCGGTCAAAACTTGTTGGGCGTAGGGACCAACCAGAAATACTATGTAGAACTGGGTGGCACTTATAACGACATTACCCCTCTTGTTAGTACTGTTAGTCTGACCCTGAACCCGTTCACGACCACCTCTGGCAGTCGAAGCATTGTTGTCAGATCAACTGCTCACGGAACCACTATCGGTTCTTATGTGACATTTACTGGTGCCAGTTCCTTTGTTGTTGGCGCATCAACCCTGTTGGTCAATGGCCAGTACGAAGTTATTTCGGTTCCCGGCTCAGATACTTTTACCATCTTCGGCCCATCTATCGCTGCATCTACCGTTACCGGCGGTGGTTCCCACGTCATAGCCGCTTATCAGATCGATGCAGGTCCAGCCGTTTACACGACTCAGGTTGGCTGGGGTGGTCCTCCTTGGGGTTTTGGAGGATGGGGTTCATCTGATCCTCAAGGAGTTCCGCTACGACTCTGGTCGCAGTTCAACTTTGGTGATGACCTGATATTCGCTGAACGGCGAGGATCAATTTATTACTGGCCCTTAGACACTACGACATGGGCCAGAGCCATCAGTCTGGCTGACAAGGCCGATAGTATTGTCAAGTTTTCCACAAGAGCGACTGCGGCTTCTGGCGCAACTACTATTGTGGTAACCGATGCGACTGGCATTAACACCGGATCGGTGGTGTCTGGTAGCGGTATTGCTGCGGGAACCTTTGTCACTACAGCATGGACCGGCGGAACCTCTGTCACCATCTCTGCAGCCACTACGTCTTCATTGACTCTGACGGCAGTAGATTTCAGTTACTCCGGTCGTCAAGTTCCGCCGCAAACCAACTTGGTGATTGGCTCTCCGTTGAATGATTTTACTATCGCTCTGGGTTCCAATCCCTACAGCCCGGTAGATTTCACAACTGACTTCGATCCACTCCTTGTTCGCTGGTCAGACCAAGAGAATCCATGGGAATGGGTTCCCGAAGTCACCAATCAATCTGGTGAACGTCGCATATCCAGTGGATCTGAGATCGTTGCAGGTATCTCCACTCGCCAAGAAATCTTGGTGCTGACTGATACTGCTGTGTTCTCCATGCAGTATCTGGGTCCGCCGTTTGTCTGGGGATTCAACCTCCTTGACCAAGACATTTCCATTGCGTCCCAGAACGCAATTGCATCCATTAACAACACCGTTTACTGGATGGGAACCGATAAGTTCTTCGTCTACAACGGTCGCGTTGACACGCTTCCTTGCACCATTCGACAGCACATCTTCAGCAACCTGAATCAAGATCAGATTGCTCAGGTGACCTGCGGTAACAACGAGGCGTTCAGTGAGGTGTGGTGGTTCTATCCATCCACCAATAGTTACGTCAATGACAGTTTCGCGGTATTCAACTACCTTGAAGGCGTATGGACTTATGGAAGTTTAAACCGCTCTGCATTTGCTCCTCAGACCATCCGCAAGTACGCGATGATGGCATTTGGTATCCAGACCAGTTATCTGGACACCGCTATCGATTCCTCTGTTACAACTATTTCTCTCATCAATGCATCGTCCTATCCCAATTCTGGAATCGTTCAGATCGATTCAGAGAAGATCAGTTATACCGGTCTTAGTGGTAATACTCTTACCGGTTGTGTTCGCGGTGTTGGCGGTACAACTGCTGCTTCGCACACCATCGATACTGAAGTCGCGTTTGTCGCGCCGAATCAGGTGATGTTTCACGAAGTCGGCTGGGACGATGTTTCGACGGGAACCCCTGAGCCAATTGAATGCTTCATTCAGACTTCAGACTTTGACATTGGAGACGGCGAGTCATTCCAGTTCCTTTCTCAGATCATCCCTGATGTGAAGTTCCTTGGGTCGGACACGGTAAGGAACCCAAACCCGTCTGTAACGCTGGCTCTATATCCCAGAAACTATCCGGGTTCTCTGTATGGTGATCCGGATACAGGTGCTGTTACCGCGACGGTAGTTCTCCCTGTGGAGCAATACACCACACAGGTCTACACCCGTGTTCGCGCAAGACAGATTGCGTTCCGAATTGCATCCACCGCACTGGGTGTGGCATGGCAGATGGGTGCGATGAGATTCGACATTCGCCCGGATGGTAAACGGTAATGGGCGCACCTCGCGGACTAGCCCCTCCAAACCTTCCGGTCGCTGCTGAAAAATACGAGCGGCGATATCAGGATCAGTTCGCGAATGTGTTACGCCTGTACTTTGCAGCCGTCTCAAACCGACTGACATCACCTACAGCGCATGCCTCGTATTTCGACACCACTACCCAGACCAATCCGGTAGCGGATACTGTCAACCTGTTTACCTTTAATTCGGTCGTAACCGAGTTTCAGGTTTCTCGCGGGGTTCCCACATCCAAGATCTATCTTGCGGATACCGGGGTTTACAACTTCCAGTTTTCTGCCCAGTTAGACAAGACCGGTGGTTCCGCAAGTCCGGTCTACATTTGGCCCAGAATCAACGGGGTAAATCTTCCCGATTCCGCCACCAAGATTGTCATTGACGGTCCTAACAACGAGATCGTGGCTGCTTGGAACTTTGTCCTTGTCATAGAAGCCAACGACTACTTTGAGTTGGCTTGGCAGGCCGCCGACACTAACGTAATTATTCCCTACGTTGCCGCCAGCGGGAACATTCCGGCTATCCCGTCCATCATTTTGACGGTCAACTGGGTATCAAATTACGAGGCTAACCAGTGATCTCATTGAAATTTAAACGCTGTTACACCAGAATCGCGGGAACCGTGGCTCCCAGCAATCATAGGAGTTGCCATGAATAACATGCCATATCAGGGAGTTGCGAACGAACTTGCCAAGTACGGCAGGTACGGCGATTCAATGTTAGTCCACATGAACCCGATTGAGGTTCAGATGCTGGGGTCTTTGTCCCCCACCGGACAACTAACGATTAACCCGGTCACAGGTCAGCCTGAGGCGTTCCTTCCCTTCCTCGCCCCACTGCTTGGATCGTTCTTGGGAAGCAGCCTTTTAGGCGGTTCCACACTTGGCGGACTACTAACCACTGGCCTTAGTAAGGCAGCGGCAGGGGCCATTGGGTCTGGTCTTGCCACTACCGCAGCCACAGGCGATCTCAAGGAAGGCATCCTCTCTGGCATCACCGGTTTTGGTTTAGGCAAAGTCTTTGGCGCTATGGGCGGCGCAGACAAACTGGCTGGCGCTGCTGGATCAACGCCGACACCAGCCAATGTGGAAGGGTTCTTCTCCCCAACTGGTGGCGGTGCCGCTCTTAATCAGGCTACCACTGCGACTGCTCCCATCCTTGCTGGCGCTCCGACTGCCGCCCCTGTTGCTGGAGTGTTTTCGCCAACCGGCGCTGGCGCTGCGTTTAACCCTGTTAATGCGGCTCAGTCTGCAGCAGGCGCTGGTACGGGTGGAATGAACTTTTCGGCTGGGCTTGAGGAACTGATGAAGCCCGGTACTTTCCTGCCTATCTATGCGGGAACCAGTGTCACTGAAGGCATTCGTCAGCAAGAAGAACTGGATCGCATCATGAAAGAGCAGGGACTCAGCGAGGAAGAAGCCAAGCGTAAGTACGAGGGAGATGCTCGTCGCGCTATTGAAACCGTACAGCGGTTGTACCCGCAGATGCGTCCTCCCACTGGAATGGCGGCAGGCGGTCAAGTCGAAGGCTACTTCGACGGCGGCATGTTTACCGATATGCAATATCGTGGCCCCTTTGCCAATATGCAATCTAGTGGGCCAGATTCCGGCTTCTACGACACCGTATACGGTCGTAGCAGTCCGTCTGACATCCAAGGCCGACTCCGTGGAAACATCAGCGTTGCTGCTCCGTATGCCAGTTATGGCGCACTGGATGTAGGCGGTCGCGGATATCTTCCGGGTATCGCCCCGGAGTTCCAATACTTCCGTCAGCCTGAAGAAATCTATCCGCAGGCTCCGTCCATGCCCGGTGGCAAGGGGTCAGGTGGTCGTCGTGGCGGCAATTACGGCGGCTATAACAGCATGCCCGGTGGTAAGGGTGGCGGCTATGGTGGTGGCTACGGCAACCAGTTCGGCGGCGGTTACGACTATGGGAACCCCTTCGGTGGCGGCTACGGCGGCGGCTATGGAAGCATGCCGGGCGGCAAGGGCGGTGGCTATAACACTGGTTATGGTGGCGGCTACGGCAATACGTTTGACCGATACAGCCAGCCTTACAGCAACTATGGTGGAAGTTCCTTCGGTAACTTCAACCAGATCATGCCGTTTTGAGGTACTGACATGAGCATGGGAAATAGAGCCAGTGCGCCTCCGAGTAAGGGAGGTGCTGTTCCGCCAACTAATCCTCAGGTGCCAAATCCTTATGGAGATCAGGGGTATCAGCCTCCGCAGCGATACTCCAACGACTACTTCCGCTATCAACAAAGTGGAGAGCCGTTTAACCAGCCTGTAATGGGATATGGAACTTACGGTCAGATCTTTACTCCGCCTCCCCAGCGCTTCCAACCTCAACCCATAATGGGAGGTAAAGGCGGCATGGGGTATCGCCCATCTCCTCCAGTTCCGCCACCGGGTGGCAAAGGCGGTGGCATGAGCGATATGCAGTATCGTGGGCCGCAACAACCGCCAATCATAGGTGGCAAGGGTCAGCCGCAAAACCAAGGCCCATTCATGTCTTATCCGGGCGGTAGTGGTTATGGTGGTCTTACAGCAAGGCCGGGTAGCGGCCCTCCTCGCGTACCACGGACTCGTCAGTTAGGTTTAAATAACGAACCTAGCAGACCCGGTCTGCCGGATGTGCAAGCAGTGCCTTTTTCGCCTCAAATCACAGGCGGGGTTCCACAGGAATACGCCTATCCCACTAATCAGCAATCTATAACCATGCCGGGGCAGGGACCTGTTGCCGCCACTGGCGGGGCTCCTCAAGACAACATTTACAATCCTGCGTATCAACAGCAGCAAGCAGCCTCCAACATGAGTCCTTATCAAAGACTCATGATGCAAGATCAAATGCGCGACCAGTTCGGGTCAAATGATCTGGGTCTTGGTCTTGGCCCTATGCGAATGCCCAAGGCTAGTGACTTAGAGATCGCTAGATCATTAGGGTACACCGGAGGCCCCGGACCTATTAGAGACATGCGGGCTAGGTTGCCTGAAGAATATGAGCGGGAAAACCAAGAAAATAATCGTCTTGCCAGAGATTATTTAAACAGCATTGGTTACGGTCAGTCTGGTTTTGATTCTTCTAAATATGAAGTTAGGCCCACTCGTTCTGGGCCAATAAACTTTGGTGGCCTTGCTGCAGGCTTGGCTTTCCAAGAAGGCGGCGAAATTCCAAACTCCGCCCAAAACATGGAAATGATGTTGTCTGAAGCAGGCCCTGCCAATCCTCAGGCTGAAATGTCTGGCGAATATGACCGGCTTATTCAGATGACGATGCAGGCAGTGCTGGGTCAGGTTGAGCAGCCGGATGAA